GTGTTTATTCACGCGTCTTTCCCCTTCAGTTAGGTACTTCTGGGGCGGGTAGATATTTATTATTAATCCAGTTCCCGTCACTGGTGCATACTATTCGTACGGTATGCAAGCGAACACTTTGAGGCGTTGAAATGCCATTAACACTCTAGTAGATCTATCCTATCACACAGACACTCCACACAGTAGCATTTATTTAGTATTTCGAAGGTGTGCTCACAGAGACCATAAGCGTTGCCGACCCAGAAGTTGAAAAGGGGGTAAAGAGTCTCACTTGACGTTACTCTTCCTTTACTCACCCATTCCAACCTCTTTAGCTTGTGATCGCTTATAGCCTGTTTGCGGCAGTTCTTCGGATGCTCTGCGAACATGGTCCCACACTTACATATCCCTAACTTCTTTCTCCTACGCTTTAGTGCATACGTACTCCTACCCGTGAGAAATGATGGGTCATCCATCTATATTTCAACAGCCTGTTCGCCGACGCTAGATTGTGCTGTGAATACGTTCTTTGCACCTTCTGTGCGAAAGAGGCGACTATTGAGCGCTTGGATGGTGCTTGCTTCTGTAGCCGAAAGTTTTGCCAGATCCAACCCGGAGTTGAAATCGAACATCACCTGCGGTTCTTTCTGTCCTAGCTTCGTCAACTTACTAGCCAATTGTGAATAGGCGCCTTTACTAGCCAGGATAGCTAAGCACTCCCTTGCTTCTTCTGCGAATGGCTCACACATCTGTCTCAGGGTGGCACCTTTGGCTGGGCCTTCAGGTGTTATTCTAGCGAAACTGACCATAGCTCTAACTAAATTACCTACATTTATTTTTCCTCTGCTATCTATGCCCTCACCGCCTAACTTATTACCTATAACGTCCACTTCTCCGTAGTGGATTGTTTTCCTAGAAGTACCGTTTAATGCTATGTAGCCGAATAATGTACGGAGATACATCATTCGGTCCATCCCTGCGTCTTTGGCATCAGTTGCGAAGGTTACCCCCGAGGTTACCAACTCCTCGATCGCTACTCTCATTTGTGCCGTCCTTGAGATATTCTTTGCCATGATTTGGGTACAGTTTGTTTATTGCTTCATACACGCTAGGCATAATCAGCGTTTTCTCATTGTCGGGTTCAACCGTTCTTGCTGGCGGTCGGCTGTACTGGATGGGGACGTCCTCGATCTGAGTGGTGTTGAGGATTGATTGGTAGGCACCCGGTTTTAGAGCAGAAAGGGCATACCTATGCTCGAACGATTCATCGCACTTCTTCATTATGCAGTACACCTGGAGTGATAACGGGTGTGTACCGTCGTGCATGTGCATACCGCTTGCTTTGATTTTCAAGTTCAGGGCGTAACCGTTCTTGACATCGATAGTGCTAACGAAGTAACCGGGGAACTGTGCGAACGCGCTGAGTGCATTCCGTAGCTCGGCTTGGAAGTGGCACAGAATTCCCTTACCTTCTTGGAATCTCTGATCTTCGAGTTTGATATCTACGCGCCCGGACATGTTCCTCCCGTGTGGGATGATGGCTACAGCTACGCACCCTAGGTGTAAGTACGGTTCCTTCTCCTCATCAAGCCCATCCGCGACGCTCTCAGACACCAGGTTGATATTGGTATCCACGCACCCTTCTTCTATGCGGATTTCTTCGTGAATATTGCTTTTTAGGGTGCATGTGGGGAAGATTTGCTCAAACAGGGTTATATCGTACACTTTATTTCTGGCTAATGCCCCCTTGAGCTGTTTAGCGTCTTTTAGTCCCTTAGGTACTTTGAACACGCGCTTTTCCAGGGTATCTGTTGCCCCCCTTGCTCGATTTGTTTGGGTCCGTGAGGACTGACCAAGATCGGATACCGAGCGCATCGAAGTCATATTCTCTGATTAGCTCTGAAACTCTTTCGTTAGGCCCTTCTGTGACCGTTTGGTTCAGTGATTTATTGAAATTTAGCTCCACACTTAATGAGCCTGGTCGTTCCCGTAACACGAAGTCCCACGGTAATTCATCTTTGAAACCCTTCGTTGGTACTGGTGGGTTTTTCCCTTGTAAGAATAAGCTGAACCACTGCGCGATTGTTTGGTCAGGCACGTAACGGTTTAGATAATAGCTCACACAAGCCTCGTTAGTTAGACCTCTCCTTTCGCAAATAATATTTACGAGCTTAGCCTCATATTTCCTGCGGTAATTGTTACCTTGTAGGGCTTCTGCAACGGATTTGGCTGAATAGAACCCGAATTGTGCATGCAGGAAAATGTACTCCACCACATCTTCTTCTTTGATCTCCTCTTTGTTTGTAACCCCGTGTAATTCTGGGTTTAGGAATCGTTCAATTAGGCCCCCTGTTTCGTCCTTGGCATACCCTAGGGTAACCGCCTGGCTCGTCCCGGTGGTGTTGAGCTTGTACCGAGGGTAAATGTTGTGCATTTTTTGGTTAATCCTGTGCAGCTTCAGTATTGAGTCCTCCTTCGCAGCGCACTTGCAACCCTGCTTCCTCTTCGTCAGAGAAGCACTCGGTGGGATCCTTTGAGAACAACTTCCCTATTGCCTTCGGGAGCAGGTGCTTTACTTTAACGATTGCTCTAACCAACTCCTGCTGCGCATCGATATCAATATTAACATCGAAAAGGTACTCACCTAATCTGTAACCGTAACACGCTTCGATGGCGTAGTTAACCATGCAGTTGGGAAGGTTCCCGTTCCTGTGCGCTATCTTCCATCTATCTAGCAGGAGGTTTGGATCCTTCACGATACCGTAGGGACTCATTCTCCACCCACAAAAGAGGGGGGTGGTACTTACCCTGACCTTGGCCTTCAAACTCAGCTGGTCTAAGATGTGTTCGTAAGATTTATTCAGGGTCAAGGCGCCGGGAGCATACATGTCGTCACCAGCGTAACAGACAGGGGTGCTCTCGTTGATGTTGTACCTTAGGCATGTGAACGCCATGTTGCAAATCGTGTTGAAGAAGAATGTTCCAAATTCACCAGAGAATCTCATCACTGCCAAGCCACCCATAGAACACCCCATCATCAGTTTCAGGCATTTGTACTCCTCTATCAACTCCTCAGGCCACAAAAAGAATTTGAGAACTTCCAACTCGAAATCTAGGATTTTTTCGTCTTGCGATCGATCGAACGCCTCGTAATCGGAGTCGGTTCCTATCATGGATGGGACGAAGTTTTTGCACCACTTATCAAGATCTGTGTAATTTAGTTGGGAGTAGATCAAAACGTTGGGTCCCAGCTGCGCCCGGAGAGCCTTCTCGGTTCTTCTCAGTTGTACTCCGAATCTACACAGCACGGCGTGGCAGAAACAAGCGATGGTTTGACCAGCTTTCGCGTCCACCCCACGTTTTTCCATTTTTGTGCAGGTTTGCTGTTTCAGAAACACTTTCAGATAATTACTCGGCCAATCCGGGTCTGATCTGTAAGAATGTTTTTCGATCAGGTTCTTTGATTTATTCAATCTTTTCTTCACGAATTCCGTCTCCACTCTATCCAGATCGGGTAACTGCAGGGGTTGTTGCAATTTGTAGGTTTTCTTCAAGATGTTAAACATTTGTGCACCGAATCCACGGCACTTATTGAACTTCCTTGTGTTCCTCTCTTGATCCCTGAACCTTAACCTTTTCTTGACAGACAAGAAAAACGTGGCCACGTCGCTGTTCTTGTGGTGCAGATATAGAGCCTTGTGGGTCATCGGGTCTGCCGTGTCCCCTTTGTACCCCTCATCGTCGATCTGTTCGGTTATCCCCGCACTTGTTAGCACTTCTCTATGCTCTTTAGCCTTCAGTAGGCTAACGCTAATCTCATTCTCGTGTGCGCTAATGGGGAGATGTGTTTTCTGTGGTTCTCCCAGATGTGGCTCGATGATTTCGACCTCCTCCATTTCCACGTCTTGGTAGAGCTTGAGTAAACCTTTCAGATAAGGGTCACCTGCCAATTTGTCCTCCATATCATCAGAATCGGCGAACCTCATTTCTTTCTCAATAAAGTCCACGTCCATTCCTTTTTCATTTAAAGCCGCGAGTAGCATAGCTTTGGTGATCCTTTTTCCTTGGAGGAAATTTTTGAGGAAGGGGGAGCGGGCGGTGTTGATGAGATGTTTGCGCAGCTCACTCTTAATGTTCACTTGTAAGCTTTTTCTGGCCCGAGTGAGCGCTACCATGAAGTGCTGGTCGCTAATCAAGCCCCAATCCAGGTCCATCTCTAATCGGACTGCATTCGCGCTCAGCCCTTGAGCCTCACCTATGGTGCTACTACCTTGGGCCCCTTTATCTTTTGCGCTCCTTGAGGCGTGTAGAATGAGATCTGCAGTCCTTTGTTTCTGGGCTCCCCCAACGTAATCCGGGCTCAACTCGCCCTTTGATGGAACCTCTATAATCTCCTGGTTCCTCGGTAATCTATGGGTTTTAAAGAGGTAATTCACCTTGCCTTGCAATCGCGAAAATATACTCTCGGTGATCGGGGCCAAAAAGAGCTCATCTTGCTTGTTGTGGTATTCTGCCTGTAGAGGGTCCCCAAGTAGTAGCACGCACTCAGGGTTAAAGTGTAATATGGCCAAATCGATGTAGCCCGGAGGTAGTAAACCAATCTCATCTATGATGAGGTTATCGAACCTCTTCTTAACCTTGAACGCCACCTCGAATGTGGCGACATCGGCCCCTTTTGCTATTTTGCTCTCCCAATCCGAAGCTAGAGCTTTCCTAGGGGTGATAACCAGGCTTGATTTGTATGCGCCGCCTTTGAGTAGCGTTTGCGGGTAATAGCTCTTACCGCTGCCTGCGAAACCCATGAGGGTGTGCACCTCCCTTGAGAATTTCTGCGGCGTTGTTCTTGGGACGCCTCCACGGAATTTGTTCAAACTTATCCCGGTGAAACCTTCTCTGAATGATTCGCTGAGATGGTTAGCCTTTTCCTGGTCCACTACAAAATGCACGCGGCTGACATCCGGATTGAAGTCCATTGCCGATTCAAAGGTGCAATCCCCTTTCTCTCCAGGGAATGGTTCGATGTGATCGTCGGAGGCAAAAAGGCTTATCTCCTTGAATTTCCCGAGAGTCCGGACCTCTCCACGCTCTGAGCAGATATAGCCAGCTACATCTAGCTGCTTTAGAACCTGCAGTAGTGTGCTGATGCTCATTCCGCCCTCCTTGAACTCTTCTACTGCTCTGGGCATCTTTGCATGGATATGACTTGCACACACCTCTCGTGATACCCCCATGTGTTCCGCTATCCGATCAAGGCAACAGAGTGATTTGATGTTCTTTCCGAGTATCTCTAGAGTCTCGTCGAAAGGGGATTCGGTCTCCTCGTACTCTGATAGATGATCCGAGTCTGAGTCTGCTTGCTTTATGCTATTTCTGAATGTGAGACTCACACGACCTGGGGTTTTTGAGACCACTGAGTGCTTGTGAGTTTTCTGAAACCCTTTGTGCATGATTAGCACATCACCAGCACCCAGGTCGAATGTTAGCTCGTTGGTGCATTTGGTCTTAAAGACTGCCTCTCCTTTCAAGTTCACGGTGACCACGGATGGATCGTTGTAGCAGTCCTCGTCATCAGCGTGATACCCTATACCAGAGCCAGCTTCGTACACCTGTGCTAAGCAGTGATCGTATGATTCATCCAGGTTCAGCTTCTTTGCCATTTCTTCGATTTCTTCTGGCCAGCCGGCACTTTGGTGGTTCCCTCCATTGTATTCGTATGAGGCGCTATGTCTGCTATAGAAGCAGGCTTTTCTCCCTTTTAGCTTATCGCACCAGCTCTCTATGAACCCCTCCATGTTTGGCAACCCGTCCGCCCTGAACGTGGTTATGGTTGCACCGCAAGTGCAAGCGGTCGTACATTTGGCGGGTCCCTCCTGAACGGTTCTCAAAGTCTTCCCTGAGACCCTCTCGATACGCTTGACCCCAAACATTATCTCCTCCAGACGTTTCGCGTCAATTACTCCTTGCTCGTACCTTTTGATGGCGTCATTTTGCCAGGGTAAGCCTCGCGAGGTCAGGCCGCGGATTGGTCCTATTCTGATGATGAAGAGTCTGAGGGCTTTGAAGTTGTCCAAGGGGCTTATCAACACCTCGATGTTCATTTCTTCTACGGTCCCGGTGTTGTTAATTAGATCTAATCTGGCGCAGAAGACCATGAGATCACTTCTTAACTCTTTCCTATTGATGATCTCCTCTCCGTGGAGATTGTAACTCGTTCCAGGGACATCTTGTTCTTGTAGATTTCGCAGGTAAATCTCTTCCCATTCCGGGTCCTCCACTCCGGTCCATGATGCCCCGATGACCGGGCATAACTTGTCCCTTTGCGCGTGGAAATCGCGGAATTCCCTTTGAATGCTTATTTTTGCGCTGCCGCATCCCATGATGAACCTCTCCATGCTCATCATTTTGTATTTCTGTTTATCCATGAAGTACGTGATAGAATCACCGAGGGCGCCACATAAGCTGTTCCATATCGCCTCTTGCAGAGAGAAAGATCCCATGGAATCGTAGAGCTTTGCTTCTTGAAGTTGTTTGGCTATTTGAGCTACGAAGAGTGCCTCCGCGGCGTTCTCCTCCCCGTTAGTTAACTGCCTCATTTTTGCTACAGCAGAGGAGGCGTCTGGTTTCTTTAAAGCCATCAGGTAGAGAAGGACTGCCTGCACGAAACGGCTCCGGAGTTGCATGTGGGTGTAATCTCTTCGTCCAGGCATTATTACGGCTGGAGGGATGACAGTGTAATCATCATAGATGTACTCATCCTCCGTGATGGTGCTCCCTAAGGTTGCAGAGAAGACATGGTGGGAGCCGAACGTGGTTAACTTACAAATCGTCCATGTTCTTTCTTGACTATCGATTGTTTTGCTTGTACTCAGGAGCCATGGATTCACCGGTTGCTTGTAGGCCCCATCTGCTTGACCATCCGGCATCCATATAAAATATGAACCCCTCATTTCAAATTGGTACGCTTCGGGAAATAAGGAATGTTGGTGCCCCGCTTGTATCTCGGCTGGGTAGATGATTGTGTACAGGATCCTGTTAACCTTTTCCATCTGTCCCAGAACAGACTGGAAATCGAAAAGAGACCAGTATTGTAATTCGTCGTGGATGACCATGGTCTCGCTTTCCCTACTTAAACGCCTGAGTTCAGGGAGATGTGTCAAGTCGAATTCGCGGTGAGGGTTATCGTACCTGTAGTGGTCTTTTGCGTGTACCAACCGATTGTATCTCAGATTGTTCTTCAAATCTACCTCACCTTTACCCTTCTTTTTGTTGCTCTTCATAATCTTCAGGAAGTGCTTGATCTTCGAAGCTTTGCAGCTTACGAAGAGGGTCTTCTCTGTTGCGTACGTTAACACTATGTTGTAAAGTAGATGATTCTCAATCATCTTAGAACAGGGGTGGGGGTGAGCTTGGAAACTGTGCACACTGGTGTGTACACCCTTCTTCGCGAAATAATCTCTAAGGAAATCACTGATGTAATAATCGAAGAGACCATCGCTGCGTTTTTCGCTCTTAAGAAGCCTGTTCGTTTTGAGTGTTTTTATTTGTTCAACTTCGACCGTAGATCCGTTCTGCATGAGGGAGGCGGCT